TAAATCAAGAGATGTACTCAAATTTTATTTTTCAATTTTTAAAAAATTCTAGTGTCTTTTTATGTCATCGTAATGATAATAAGAATAGCTTGATTTCTCTTAAAACCTTTTCATTTTGTTTTTATAAAATCTATCAATAGCCTCTCAATAATTATTATAAATATACAAAACAATTGTGACTGTGACTATGACTATGTCTATGTCTATGTATATACTTATTTTAGAGATACATAATATCTATATTTCCATAGTTTTTTCTTGTTCTTATTCACGAAATCTCTGTATTTAGTATTCCATATTTCACACCAGCTATCTTTAGAATAATTACTCATATTTAATATATAATTAGATGAAGATATATATGGTCTTCGCATAGTTTTTCCTCCTGTAGAAAAGAATACCATATCATATACATTTTGATACATTACCCATTCATAAGAATCGCAAGAGAACTCCATAAACCATCTAAAGCCCTCACTTGGTTTTATATTACAGAGATTCATATAATTTCCTATTACCATTAAGCGTTTAATATGATGGAGATAACCTGTATCAAATGCTTCGCGAATGCTGTCATCTACAGGAATTATTCCAGTATTTCCAGAATACCATTCTTTTCCTAACAATTTATTATTACCAAAATAATTTCCAGAAAAATCTACATATAAATAGCATAAATGCTGATATTCTCGCCAAAATAATTGTCTTATGAATCCTTCATAGCTATTCATAGGAATATCACGAGTCTTTCGCTCTTTTTCAAGTATATCTATAATATCTTTGGGATTTATTAGACCTATATTAATCAACGCGGACATTAGAGAATGACATAAATGAGCATTATTTTTATCTATATAATCCTGATAATTCCCGTAATTTTTCATTTTATTTTTAATAAAATGCTCAAGCCATTTTATAGAATCGGTGTGTGTTATAGGATATATAAAATCTTTCAAATTCTTCATTCTTAGGATTCCACAGTTATTTTTAAAATGCTTCTCAACATATTTAGATGCTTCATCGATATACTTAGATATCTCTTTTTTTACTGTAATATCGTCATAAGGCTGAGATACACATATTGTATTCTTTGGCTTCTGTCTATTTAGCTTATCCTGTGATTTAATTTTTGGTATTATATTAAGCTCCTTCTTTGACCACATATAAAAGGCGTTAAAGAAGAATTTATCAGTTTTCTCGCGATATCTTTTGATATGTTCTCGTGTCATTAGTAAATTAGGCGTATCTTTTTCATATATTACAGTATTCTTGGGCAATCTCAATATATCTAGCTTATTTATAGGATAATACAGTGTATATTGTTCAGTTTCCGAAAGTTTCTTGTTAAACTCAACATATGATATGGAATATCCATATTTTTTCATTAAATCATATTGATTTCTCATAGTCGCGCGATGTAACAATAACTTCTTTTTATTATAATTATAATCTGTAAAAAAATGAGGGCATTCCCATATTATATACTTAAACGACTTATCAAAATGCTTGATATCAAATAGCTGATTGGGCAGAATTAGAAATATCATTGTTATTAATCTTATTCTTGTAAATCTTCTATTATTCAATTATTTTTTTAATAATATATTGTCTATTTTAAGGGCAACAGCATCTATTGTATAATTATCATTATAATATTTCATATCCTTATCTTCGAATATAGGACGATTAATAAACTCTAAGTATTTTTCATCATCATTATCCAATTCAATAATTTCATTCATTAATTTTTTATAAGATTCTTCACTATCATCTTCCAAGAACAACATAGAGTTTCTGCTAAATACTTTGTGTATATGTTTAGAACTCCAATATATAGGAATACTCCCAGCAATATAAGGATTCACTATCTTCTCTGTGGAATATGTACCAAGTCTGTGATTTTCAAAACATATAATAAACTTATAATTGCTTATGAATGCTCTGAATTCATCACTCCAATAATCGTGTCTTATTACATAATTGATGTTATTACAATATTTACCTCCCGAATCAACCTTTTTATAGTTATTTAACATATGAAACATATTATTACGTGTATTACACGCATCATTTGATACTATGAAACAACAGAATTTTTCAGGTATCTTTGTTATCTTTGGACGATTAATTATCCTTTCCATATAATTATTATTTTGTATATAAACAACATACAATGGCAAATCTACGACATTATTATGTGTTTCGGTTGAATATAAGAGAACATCATACTTTTCAGGATTAGATATATAAGGCTCCCCTGAAAAGAATATCTTATATCTCCATTTTTTAACATCGGCTAATGTAGGCCCAAATACAGATTCAAATAGTACATTGGCATTATTTAAATTATCGGTAATCTTGAAATTACGTAACAAAGTTTTAGAAAATATTTTTTCAAATATAGCAATACTATTCGCATCCGTATTATTTATAAAACCATACCAAAAAGCATTGATATATATATAATATTCTGTATCCTTTGTATCCTTTGTATCCTTTACAATCTCCATAATGCCAATATATATCTTTTAAATATACATAATATAGCTCTGTTTATATAATTATTATTTATAAAAATTGATTAATATATTTAGAGATTGATATAATATAACTATGAATACGAACCCCTACTTTACTCATTGTATCAGCAATACAATTGATATTCCTAACGCACCAACTAAATCGAAGCAAACAAGAAATATGCTATATAATTATTTTACATCCAATGGACCCAATGGACCCAATGGAATTAAACTGGCTATCTGTAAAGTGCTTAACTTTAATTTAGTAGAAAATAAAGATAAATTATAAAAAATTGATTGTCTATCATAATATAATATAATTAACCAAGACAATATGAACACTCGCTCTCATAATTCTTATACTGCTTCCAAGGCATCAGCCAAGGCATCTGCCAAGGCATTCACTAAGATGTCCAAGCAAGTAATGGATATGCCAGCTGAACAATTGTGTCCTTGTGGTGGCGGTCAGTCGTGTATTGTTGATAGAAGATGGGTAGGTGATTGGGTTCACGAAGATAATGTATTTAGAAATGCTGGATTGCCTTTGAGAAAGAACTGTTATACGAAATTTACAAAGATTCAAACAGACTGTCTTGGCGAATATCTTTACAATAATAATAAAATGAAGCTTTCCTAAGGATTCCTAAGGATTCCTAAGGATTCCTAAGGATTCCTAAGGATTAGTGTAAGTATATATATGGTATGTATATATGGTATGTATATATGGTATGTATATATGGTATATATGTGTATTTTTTTTATTTATTGTAAAAAATGATAGAATAAATATGGTATATTATTGTAATATGAAACAAAAATATAATGAGTAAGAGTTTATTATATTCTGATTGTAAATATCCAAATGTAAATGATTTTAATAATAGTATATTTCGTATAGAAAATATATTAGTAGGCGATTATAATATATTTATTTCAAGAAATTATAATAAAAGGATAAATAATTTTAGAAATATTATAGAAATAACAGGTTTTAACAGAAAAAAATTTAAGATATCTTCGCATATTCCTCAAATACATGATACTCTTAGTTATTATCATTTGTCTAAAGATATGAAGGCTTCTTTATACATTCCGAAGAATACTTATATGGATACTATGGATTTACTATTGATAAGACAAAAAATAGACAAAAAACAAAGATACAATAGTATTGAATATAATCCACATAAATATGCTAAACATATTACACTATCGCATAGATTTTCATAATATCATAATATCATAATAATTATATAAAACATATGTATAATATTATTAGTAAATATATTTTATGAATCTTGAAACCGTATATGATATTATGGAAGGTATTGATAAAAAATATATATTTGCATACACAAAGTATAATAAAAGGATAATTAAGAAATACTTTTTTTTTTGGAAAGAAAAATAGATAGATCATTTTTAGGAAGCATTATATCAATAATTATAAACAATTCCAAAACATATTCTGTGGCATAATAAGTAGCATTCCTGATATTCCTACATTTATTTTTTACTATTTTTGATATTCTTGATGTTCTCAACTTTCTCATTAATTTTGATGTATTTATATCTCCTAATTTTAGCATTTTTCTATTATCTACACACGGAATTATATGATATGTATAACTAACATCGGCAACAAGCTCAGCTACAATAACAGCATAAAATAAGGATCTTCTTATATTCATAATATGTTCTTAATTATTACTATATTTATAAAAATTGATTGCTTATATTGTTTTATGTTTGCCTTTCAACAGCCACAAAAAGACCTTTCGGACCTTAGACCTTTCAGAAACAAACCAGAGTATTATAATAGATATGTCGGCTAACCAGAAGAACTTTGTTGTTAGCTTTCGCAGTGATGATAGCAATATCAACACAATTATGGAGGGAGGATTTGGAAAGGATATTATGAGTATTATCATTGCTATCAATTCTTGTAGCAATTTTGAAGAGGCAAGGACACAGAAGATTGCTCTTATTCAAGATCACATATCTAAAAATATGAAAAACATTGACTTCCTAATCTATTTGTACGGTCATAGCCGTGTTATGGCGGACTATATTAATAGATTCGGGCCAATTGTATATTCACAATTTCTGGATACGGATTTTGCGACGATAATCATTGATAATATCGTCGTCATATATGAAGCATATAAGTTTCCAGATGTATCTGTCTCGTATCATTCATCGCCTGTAGCATCGCCTGTAGCATCGCAAGTGGCATCGCAAGTGGCATCGCAAGTGGCATCGCAAGTGGCATCGCCTGTAGCATCACGAGAGGCATCGCGTGCGAATATCAATCCATATGATGGATATGATAATTATTCCGACGAAGAATTATAAATATCGGTATAGTAATCATATCTATATATATGTGTCTATATATTTTTTATTTTATTAAGTATAAAGAATATGATAAATAATTCAAAAAAACAAGTAAATATTTCCAAGATTTCAACGAATAATATAGAGGAGCTTTTGATTAAAGAATATTATACAAAATATTTACCAAAAAACAGCAATCTTGTTAAAAAACCTAATACAATATATGATAAGGAGCTTCTTAATAATTATTGTAAAATATTTTTAGAGTCCAAAAGAGTATAAGAAAGCAATTACATATTTAACAATTTTTTAATAGTCTCTATGTCTTTTTTAATGGTTTCATTTTCTTCTTTTAATTCCTTAATTTGTCCAGTCAATTCCTTAATAGCTTCTACAAATACAGGACCTAATCTCTCATAGCATATTGTAAGATAGGATTTGCCTGATTTTGAAATAATATTTCCATTCTCGTCATTAGCCATATCAAAAGGGGCAATTTTTACAATTTCGGGAAGCACACTTTGAACCTCTTGGGCGCTAAGACCTATTTGTTTTTCATTTTCAAAACCAGCTTTCAATGCTTCTTCATTAGGATGATAATAATAGCCATTAAGATTACTAATAATATCTAATGAATTATTGATGGTAGAAGTAAATGTTTTGAGCCTTTTATCTGAATAACAAGAAGTTATTCTGCCTGTTGCTATAATATTTCCCATAATATGTAGCTTTTCTAAGGGAAGTATTTGAGGCGTAGACGAATCATTGAAAACTCCTACGCCCATATTTCCGTTGTTTGTAATCATTACACGTACCTCATTTTTTCTCGATAGTGATAATAATCCTCCTGTCTCTCCTTGCTGATTAATATTCAATACAGGATAATTTGGATCACCTGAGATTTCCAACGATTTTAAAATTAATTTATCTAAAGCTCCAATATCAAAAGAGCCTCCTGTTATTTGTAAGCCAGCACTAAATATAACCTTTTGTAAAAATTTGAAATTATTATTATTTTCAAGAGTACCATTATTGAGAGCTCCTATTTGATATTCGAGAACATTACCGCCTATGTTTTCTAAAGAGAAGCATCTGTTTTTATCACCACCAAATAGTTTTCCTATGTTATCCAATGTAAAATTATTTATTCGCTCTGATATTATATTTGAATTATATTCGTCCATATTAACACCATTTATTTTATAGACTCCATCTATAATATTGATATTTCCGTTAACTATCAATCGATTTGATGTATCCTCTGGCAAGATACCTATACCAACACAGTGATTGCTTGTAATTGTTTGAGGAGGATAAAATATAAAATCATCAACCTGCCCCCATTTTGAAGAGCCCGTATTTGCTAATATCAATTCGCTGTCATTATTTACTTTGAACTGCGAGCTCAATTTTACAACACCTGCGATATTAGAAGTAGCTAATGGATAATTTCCAAGAGCACTATAATTTAATGGAGCTCCTCCAATTAATAAATTGCTATATTCTGGAAGTTTGATATTTCCATTAATTTCAAATGCGTTTTCGTTGTTATCCCATTTTAAATCGCTACTTTGGGCAATAGTAGTTCTATCAATATCATTATTATTGTTTAAGTTAGCAAGAAGAACACCACCTTTTATATCAAATCTCCTGAGTCCCGTTCCTCCTCTTGTAACACCTAAAATCCCCTGAGTAATACTTGAAGCATCTATACTCTTCAATTTAGAACCATTACCTTCAAAAAAAAGTGCCTTCAAAATATTATCTTCAAATACAAGATTTTCAGATTGCTTTATTTTATTATTGTCTCCATATATCAATTGATTAGGTATAATATTTGTTGCCCCTGTACCTCCATATAGGGCATTTAGTGTTCCAGATTTAATATTAAAAGCATTTATATTATATACATTACTGCCTATTCCTATTAGCTCGCTGGCATTTATAACCCCATTAACATCAAGAGCCGACCTGGGTATTGTTGACCCAATTCCTACATTTCCTCTTAATAACGCCGTTCCGTATATATCTACAACATTATTTGCCGAGGCACTCGCGCTATCTTTATAATTAATTTGTAAAAAATTGCTCGTATTCATAGTATTCCCGAGAATATTTGAAGATATAATAATACCATTATTTAAAATGTCACCGTTAATATCTAATTTTTTTTTAGGATTTCCATTGTTAATACCAACATTACCATTTTCATTTATAGTAAAATAATCAGAATATAATAATGAATTGTATGTAGTATTGTTAGAAGAACTATTTAATATTTTATAATCATTTCCACTTAATCCAATATTCCATACCATTATTTAATATATATTATTTGTTCTCTTATTATTTTTAAATAATATAATTAATATAATTAATATAATTAATATAGATACATTTGTCTCAGAGTTTTATAGAATCTTTTATGGAATCTTTTATGGATATATTATAGATATATTATGAAAGATAAATGTGATAATGTTATTACATTAAAACAGTATGGGCCAACTTGTTGGTTTAATAGTATTCTTATGGCTGTATTATATAGCGATGAAAGTCGCAAACTTCTGCTTAAAAAATCTAAGAAGTGGAATAAAAAAATTCTAATATTTAAAACATTGAAACATATTCTAGAAAAAAAATATTTGCGTTCAAATAATATTTATAATGATTACGAATATTTTGATAAAATAAGACCAGAATATATATTGGAAAAGCTTTATAAATATAATAAAAAAAAGTTCTCGTTTAATCCTAAAATTAAAAAAGGTGGTTATGCCCCTGCTCTGTATATAAGAAAAGTCTATAAATTATTAGGAGCCAAAGTATTATTTTTGGATTATAAAGATAATTTATTATATTACTCAAAATACAACAATACAGTTGTTAATAATTCACTAGGTAAAAAAGGTCCATCAATAGAGTTTACTGTAAAGTTCGTTTCTAGGGAAAAAGTTTTAGAGAAGTTTGAAAATCCCGATGTTATCATTATTAATTTTACTAAAAATATTATCAATGATATACCAGAATATTACAAAGTTCCAAAAGATTCACCATTTTATAATATAATATCTTTTAATGACAAAGTTGCCATCAAGGGAATGAATTATATTCAAGATTCTGTATTATTATCAAATTGGAATCGCACTGAAATTGGAGGACATTCAATTGCTGGAATTAAATGTAAAGGCAATAAGTATGTATATAATGGATGGACACGCGGAACTATTGATATACATTTGCAAAACGTTAATTTTACTAAAGATGATTATGATAATGAAAGGCTATGGGTATCAGAAGTAATTAATAAAAAAATTGTCTATATCAATATTAAAAATAATATTATAGTCGATAAATTGCCAACAAATGGTATATTAGTTTCTGATAATATACATATTCCTTGCGAATTAATGAAATACGACTGGAATGTTATGAAAAATAGCGAGTTTTGTATAAATAAAAAAGAATGTATATTAGATACTCATTCTAATGAAAGTATTAAGGATATTATAAGAAAAGATAAAAACGAGCTATGTTTTTCATTTAATAAAGGGTCGCGACTCCTTATATATATTAGTAAGAACGGCTCTAATGACAATGACAATGGCAAAGAAAAAGGGAAAGGCAAAGGCAAAAAAGAATGTCCAGAAGGTAAAGTATTAAATCCTCTTACAAATAGATGCATAAATATTAAATCAATAAATAAATTGGCAAAAAAAACTCTAAGCAAAATGGATAAGAAATGCCCTGATGGCAAAATGTTGAATCCTAAGACGGGACGCTGTATAAAAAAAGAAAACTTTGATAAGTTATTGAAGGCTAATATGCCAAAAGAAGCAAAAAAAACGCCTAAGAAATGCCCTGAGGGCAAAATGTTGAATCCTAAGACGGGACGCTGTATAAAAAAAGAAAACTTTGATAAGTTATTGAAGGCTAATGCTAATGCTAAGACAATTTCAAAGATATAAGAATAATTTATATAATAGGTTATATTTGGAATATGAAAATACTTAATTTAGTATTGTATAATGATAATGATGAAATCTATGTACAAATGTACAATGCCTTATCTGAATATTATAAAGGGTTTAGTAATGTATCAACATATTTTTATAAATATAATGATAATATCTCTGACAGCATTGAGATCTCAGGAGATATAATAAATATCAAGGGCAGGGAGAGCTTTATGCCTGGCATATTAAATAAGACAATTGATGCCTTACTATTATTCAAAAATAATGGAGAATATGAAAAATATGATTATATTGTTAGAAGTAATATAAGTTCTATTGTTAATTTTACATTATTATTAAAAGAGTTAGAATTGAATCCTATAGAATATTACGGAAGTACTAATGTAGGCAATATAACATTGGATAATACTAATATATCATTTGCTTCTGGTACTAATATCATATTGTCTAAGAAGGGCTATTTGACATTAATTAATAATATTAATTTATTAGATAAAGCATATATCGATGATTTATGTTTTGCCGTATTTTTTCATAAATTAAATATAAAAATTACAAAATTGGGTAAAGATGGTTTTGCGTTTGTTCCTATGATAAATAATACTGCAGAATATGAAAAATTAGTAAGCAGTAATTATTTAGTATATCGCAATAGATGTGAAAATGGCAGACAATATGATGTTATTAATATGAAAAACATTATTAAACATCTAACTGCGTAACTGCGTAACTGCGTAACTGCGTAACTGCGTACTAAAACATTAGCAATTATATGAATATAAATATGTAAGATAATATTTGCTATTATCTATTTCCTTTAATTTTTCTACATTTAATGAATATTTATTAGCATTACAGAAGTCTAATATATTTTCAAAAAGTAGCGTGTCATCTTCAAGATTATTATTGGGATTGGCAAAAATGTTTAACATTTTAAAGCGACCATTAGCCACCTTTCTTAATAAACAAATATAATTGACATCATTATTACCTTCATTGTTATTATATACTCCCACTATTATATTGGGCGTCGAGAATCTATTCTTATTTAACCATATAGTATCACTTATTATTTTTTCCTGATATTCCTTATTATCCTTAGACCATTTATAAAATGTACTATATACATTATTATAATTTAATACACAAACATTACCATTATTGTAATTGCCAAATTTAGATATACTATGAGGACCAATATTTATAGGATACGAATAGATCAATGACGAGTTTAAGATATTTGCAAATGCCAAATAAATGGCAAGAAAATATCCTTTCATATATTTTATTTATTGTTATATAATACTTATATATAATTATTTTATCGCGACCCTAATCATCATCATATAAATATTGTAGAATTGATAAATAGAATAATTATGTAAAGTAAAATCATAGTAAAATAAATACGAATACGATTTCATATATCTAGTTATATTACAATTAACTGATACAGAAAAAATTGAATTACTTAGTAAATATCCTGAATCAATCAATTAGTAGTAAATATATTATGAGTAGGATGAATGATAATCCAAATATAATCAAAACAAAAATTTTTGTTTGCTATTTAGCCTATCATAGATATTGGCTTAAAGATTATCTTATATTAATATAATAAATATGAAGAGGGCTTTACAGCAAACTTGTTATATATCTATTGAGAATAATGATAATATTGGATGTCAGTTATTTAATATAGCATATCTTATAAATATTTTAAATAAATCAAAAAAAAACAACATTAAAAGAAGGATAGTTTTTAGGAAAGGTAATCATATTTATAGTGATTCTATATTCAAGGGGTTATTTACTATATTAGATGATGATAAATATGATAAAATAGGATTTGATAAACTATCGATAAATGATATTGATATTGAAAGTTTATGTAGTTCTACTAAAAATATAGAGATATGTGATACATCAACTAATACAAGAAATGTCGCAATGACATTCAACTATATTGACAAATCTATTAAAAAAAAAATATTGGAATTAGTTTATTCAAATGAAGATTTAATGTATCAGGCTTATTATATGTATCGTGATATTCTCGCTTTTTTTGGAGAGAATACTAAGGACGAAGATATTGCCGCACTACATATCTTGAAAGCCGAAAGCAAAGATTATGATTATTACTATAATGCCTTATCTATTATGAATAATTTAAAGATTAAAAATATTGCTGTTATAACCGATGATATAGAATGGGCTAAAACAGTTCTAAATGATATTAATGATATCAATGATAGTTCTACATATACGCTGTATTATGTTAATAATGCCGAAAAAAATAATTATGAAATTCGTTTTATTCTAATGTCAATGTTTAAAAATCTTATAGTTTCAAATAATGCTTATGATATGGATAGTATATGGGCGTCTTATCTCAGTTATTATGATAATAAAAAGGTTATTTCAATAGATAAAAATATTATACATAAATATATAACTGATATATTATAAAGTTATGATTACAAATGATTTATACTTTACATTTATTAAAATACCGAGCAATTACAAGTGTCTTTTAGTATGTAAAAGCTGGTATAAAAATATTATAGGGGATATAAAGAAGAAAAAAATAGAATTTTATGATATACAATTATATAATGCGATAAATAATAAACATATATTTTTATTATATAGTGCGTACGATAGAGTATTATCACAGGCTTATGATAATGTTATATTAAATATAATGAAAATTATAATAAAAGACTATGATATCAAAGATATAATTATGGAGAAGTTTATAGAAAATTATAAACAGCTCAGTATAATTATATCAATATATAAAAATTATAATACTGCTAATACTGCTAATACTGCTAATACTGCTAATACAGAAACAGATAATATCAAATATATAAGAGATTTTGATAATATAGAAAGGTATATTGCTGACGAATATGCTAATATTCTAAGCAAATATTATAATTACAACATTATATTGACATAATTGACATAATTGACATAAAAAATATATTTAGCATTAGCATTAGTGTTAGCATTTAATATTTACGGTCATCACTGGACTTAGAAATTCGCTGTCTTTAAATATTATTCTGTAATGAAAATGTCTTTCTAATATCTGATTAAATACTTTTTTAATTTTATATTTATCTGGGCAATATATACGAACATCCGCCTTTCCGTTCTTTACAACAGATACTCCGATATTACTAAAGCTTTTATAGGCTTCAAAAGGATCTTCAATTATTTTTGAAGTATCAGTACTATTTGCGGCCCAATATATTATTTTTGTCCCATCTTCATATTCACTCATATCTATGGTGTAATTTAGATTTGCCCCCGAAGGATATTTTGGTTCACATAATAGAGTATTGGGTAAATAGGTTAATCCTAAAAATGGTAAAAAAGTCTCCTTCTTCAATGATAAAAATATAATTATTGCTATTATTATTATTGATATGATACGAATAAATATATTGTAATCATCATTAAATAATATGTATATACTCGTTGTTAATGCGTAAAGCATTAATATTAAAATAATAATCACGTGTATATATATTTCAGTCTTAAACAGATTATTCATATTTGTTAGAAATCTATTATATAAAAAGAATATTATTATCTATCATCAAGCATTTTCTATCCCATATAGATACTATCGGCAACTCCCATATTAATACATTCTTCGGCATTAAATTGGAGGTCTTTGATAAGAAGGTCTTTGAGCATTTTCTTATTAATCTTAGTTTTTGTTAAATAAAACCTATTAATATGTTCCTGAATCTTAATACAGTTTTTATATGTATCATCAATATACGCCAATTTACCCCAACATCCTGAACGCAATTCGTGAATCAATACATAAGAGTTTTTACAAACAAACCGCTTTTTACCGTGAATACTAATTAGCGTGCCCGCCGAAGAAACACTACCATCAATAACCGTATTTACAGGAATGCGCGAAGATTCCATACAATCAATAATAGAAAAAGCCGATGAAATACAACCACCGTCCGTGGTAATATGCAAGAACATCTCGTTTTTAATATTTTTCTCTACTTCCTCAATTTTAAGCTCGCTTTCAAGCATCCTAATGTTTTTACAAATATTAAATGCCGATTTATTAGTAATATCTCCTGTAAAATAAATGTGATTATAATTGATATATATATTATCTCCGCAATTTGCTACATTACCACCATCATCTTCTGAATCTTCGCTAGTATTCGCAAATTTCCTCTTCTTAGCCTTTGGTTTCTTGAAAAAATCCATTATATAATTATATTGTTATATGTGAAATGGGATATTATATATTATATATATCTAAATCTTATATCATATTATATCGTATCGTTTTGATTTTTTCATAAATATTTGAAACCGTAGTATGTTAATAATGCCTGTAATATTGAAAAGACGCCCATAATAAATATTATTTTTATAATATCATATGTATCTGGTATTTCTATATTTATAGAAGGAGTACCCTTAGCATCTATATTTCTTCCTATACTAAAATGGATAATATTTTCAATCATATTGAGAAACAAAAAGACAATCATAGATATAAGTATAAGATTATTATGTATGTGTATTTTCATCCTTTTTGTTATAAACGGATATAAATATATTTAAGATATATAAGGAGGTTTTTTATTTCTATTTATTATAGATATAGCAATGGAATTATTTAAATATTTAATAGTAATATTAATAATTTCTTTAATAATTCTAATAGTATATTTTAATGATAAGATAAAAACGGCGTTTTTTGATTATTATATAGAGCCTTTTGCTGTTGCTCAGGGAACAGGAGAGAAAATAGGGTTAAAATGGCTATATCTTGGCAATTCGGAACCTAATGGAGATAAAATAACAAACGAAAAACTTTATATATTATTAAATTATAAATGGGTATCACCTATAATAATTAATATAGATGAGTTGGATTCTTTGGGTATCAAGAATCTTACATATGACAGCTATATCAATGTAGATGATAGATATTTTAAGCCTTATAATGTAGCTACAGATAACGTTGATATAGGGCTGATGTGGAGAGATTTGGGTATAAATACAGAAAAATATGTAAAAGGCTCTTATAAAGAGATAAAGAATGACAAGATTAAGAACGCAATTGAAGTAAAAGCAAAAAATAACTTACATGAAATGATAGACGGCGAAAAGATTATTTCATTTACACAGAAAGAATATGATGTTATAAAAAGCACAACCCCTCTTACTTATGATTCTTACATATTAATAGATGGGAGCAATAGCGGCGATAGCGGCAATAGCGGCGATACCAGTAAAGAAGAAAAACGCATATATCAGCCTTATTATAAGCATAAAATTGTCAAGACAGACGAGATATTTACAGATATAAATATAGACAAGATACTTACAAAGGGTTTCGATAATTCTTTTTTAAAATCATCTGGGATTAAGACACATAATATGAAAAACGACAACTATTTTAATACTGAAATATATAATAATAAGGGGGTGTCAAATAATGAACTACATTTTAATACGGAGTCTGTTAATTATAGACAGAGCAATGATAACAGCTATAAATCTATATTGGATCCGATAGACGATAATTATCTACCTTCTGTTTCTCAAACAAATAATTTCAATAATGACCCAAAATATATGTCAGAGAAAACTATAAATCAGTTTGTAATTATAGATATTTATAAAAATATATTAGGACGCCAACCAAAACCTAAAGAAATTATAGTAAATCTCCAAGAGTTTTATGAAAAAAACAGTGATGAAGAGAAACTTAAATTAAAGTTATACAATTCTACGGAATACAAGATGATTGTAAAAATGCAGTCAAATGATATTGACCCTACACTTGTTTCTAAAATATCTGAAAAAAACATAATTGATATGTTAAAAACTATATATAAAAATCATTTCAATAAAATGCCTCATAATAAGATGACAATCCCTCTAAAACAATGCTATATACATCTTCAATTCAATGATTATTTATTTAAAGCTATGTTGATGCATGATAATTATCCTAACTTTGAAAGAGATATTTTAAGAGAATATATAATAAATGACGAAAAACTATTAGAAATATTTGATAATAACTTTGTATTATATGAATTGCGTTTAATTGCCAATGAACTTAAAAGAAGAGATATGTTAAAAAGAGAAGCCTTATCTACGCCAGTAGCTCTTACTACTGATGCTGCCAAAAATAATCCAGAATCATCCAATAGTGCCGATACTAATTTAAATGCCCAAAAAAATATTGCCGATATTATGAAAAATAGCGAACCTGTATTTAATATAAATATAACACTTCAAGATAAAAATGTATCAGCACCGTATGGAACTTTGGGTACAGACAGCACAGATGGCATAAAAGTAGGTGCTACAATAACTACTAATAATTCTTTAGACCCACGTAATAAATCAAATACAATGAAAGCTTTTAATCCAGCTGACCCAACTGTTGATTTAAATATTCCTAATTCTCGTGGTGTTTCTTCTACTACCTCAAATATTTTAACATCTAATTCTTCTAATTATTCTATAAATAACGCGAATAACGCGAATAACGCGAATAACGCGAATAACGCGAATAACGCGAATAACGCTAACATGATTAAGGGCGTTAATACACGAATTGGTGTTGGCAATGGAGTTGGAGACACTAACATAAAAGCTCCTGTATATTCTACAGATGATTTATATGATAACACAGGTAATAGTAGAGTTGTTGAATATGTTGATAGTTATGGAGAGAAACATACGCAAATTATGCCAGATAGAATATATGAACCTATTAATTATAAACAACAATATAGAGGAGATTCTGCGTATAGGCCAAATGTATGTTCTTATGGCACTAAGCAAATAGTAAATCCTATATATTTAAGTGCTGATGGTACTGATTTACGCGAGGCTATTGAGAATACGCAAGTGGGAAGTATAATGCCTAAGTTTGCTTATAGAGAATATGAAGATGTAAAATAAAATATTTATTATATATAGAAATATAGATAATATTAAGTTAAGATGCAAATAAAAGTAGATGGCGGAAGCACTAAGGTTTATACTGGGCCTAAAAAAGGCAAATTTTATATTAATAAGCACGGTAAAAAGGTTTATTTGAATCGTGCTATGTTAAATGACGAGATTCCATACAAAAAGAAACCCGCAGCAAAAGCTAAGAAACCCACTAAGTCCAAGAAAATGACCGAACCTCAAGTAATTATGAATGAATAAGTAAATTATTTTTAATATATTTATTAAAAATAGATTATGTCGTCTATAACTATTAATAAAATTATTAAGGATATTGAAATAAAAAAGCTCAAAGAATTATATACAGAATATAACAGTGTTATTAAACTTATTTCTAAGTTTATTATAAAGAAAAATCTAATACTTTATGGCGGTTTGGTAATTAACTTGATATTGCCTAAGAAATATAGATTCTATAAGGAATACACTATAAATGATTATGATTGTTTTTCTAAAAATCCCGTAGAAGACGCTTATGAACTCGCTAAATTAATTAAGAAAGCTGGATATAAATATATCAAAATCAAGCGCGCAATTCATCAAAATACCTATAAGATTTCAGTATATGGTAAGCAATTTTTTGATATTACATTTTTAGAACCGGCAATTTTTGATATTTTGTCTAATTACATTAAAAATAATAAAGGTGTCTTAAAATATTACAAGGATAAATACAAAATTATACCTATTGAAATGATTAAAGAGAATCTATATTTTGAATTAGCAAGACCAATACAATCAGGGTTTAGATGGGAAAAGCTATATAATCGTATGGAACTTGTAAATAAGTTTTATCCTACTGAAAAAAGCGAGGAGATATTGAAATGTATTCCAATTAAAAAAGAATATTCTGAAATTGTTAAAAATATACTTGAATATGTTAAAAATAAAAAAATGCCTATTATAGACAGCTATTCTATTAAGATTTATAATAATTGTTCTTTCTGTTGCTATCGTTTAACAGAGAACTCGGTATATATCACTGTATTAGTTAAAGATATTATAGAGGTCTATAAAGATATAAGAGGTTTATTAAATATGAGTAATAGCAAATATGATATCAAGGTTATTAAAAAAGGCGTAAATAATTATAATAAATATAGAGAGTATGATATTACTATAATAAATAGAGATACTAAACAGGCATTCAATATAATAAGAATTATAGAAATAAAAGATCACTGTTTTTCAACTACTGTTAAAAACAATTTTACATTAGGAAGTATAGATACTTGTCTATATTTCTTATACTATAATTATATCAAAAATAAGATATATTATAACAATAATATTGCCGCATCTGAAAACATCTATTATATTAATCAGTATGAAAATAATATAATAGACGGCAAAATAAAAGAAAATCTCAATGAAAGACTTATGAAAAACTGCTATGGAGATATTGATTATGAAAACGAATTAAAAAATATCTGGAACAAAAGATTAACTCTCGATTATATCTAAAATATTTTACTATTACAGTTGGTTAATCATCCTTATTTTTATCATATATTATCTGTTGAATAATATTTCTAATACCTGAATCAATCTCTTTATCTATTTTATATGCTTTTTTATCATTAACATTCTCTTCAGTTCCTTCGGTTCCTTCTGTATCTGTATCCGGAGTATCCGCCGAATTGCTTCCTGAATCTTCTATAAAATACTTTACGGCATTGTTAGCAACCGCCGTAGCTGCTGCCGTTGCTGTAGATACTGTATATATACCCATATTATAATAATCATCCTTGTCTTTAATAGGGCCAGCCGGCTGATGTGTGTAATCATTATCAATTCTGCTCTTTTTTTTACAAGGTTCATACGGATCTCTATCAAGGTCGCTATCACTACTTGTCCTTCCACTATCATTCTCAGTATCTGTTTTATCCTTGACTCCTGTATCATTAGTATTACTATCGGTTTCTGTTTCCGTCTCAGTTGTTTCCGGTTCTGTATCGGCTCCTGTGCTAATTTCTGTACTTTCTGTGATTTCAGAATTACTGCTGTTATCATGGCATTCGTAAATATTATAATCAATTATAATAATTTTCCTTTCCTTATCAAGAATAATTTTGTCGCTTTTATTAAATGTGTCAATAAACTCAATCATTCTAATTTTTTTAATCTTTTTCATATTTAATGAATCATTATCAATAAGAAGTTTAATAGCCTGGCTTTGAATGCTAATAATAACATCGTCATAATATGGCAATATACAGTTTAAACACAGATAAAATGATGCCAAGAAGTTATAATAAATTGTTTTGTAATTATTAATAACATTCAATCTCATCATCTTTATAAGTAAATATATTATATATAATTATCCATATATATTTTTTTTGATAGTATAGGCACATATTGTCATATTGAAGGATTCTTCGTTTAAATAATCACCAAACTTTAATATATTAAAATCCTTGTCTCTTATTGTTATTGTAAATCTATTACAAGATGTTTCGGGGGGATTTAATATGTAAACAGTAGGATCTGTCCAATTAGAACTTGCGAGAGAATAATAATTTTTAATTTTGTATAATACTAAGCTTGATTCGGTTGTCCCAGAGTAATTCAAAGTATCAAAACACTTGACTGTATTATAATTAACAGTACTATTACACGAATCATATTTGTTAATATAAGAATGAACTCTGTCATAGTTGTTTAGTTCAACATAGAATGTACTATTGTATGTTATTCTCCGTACAGGTTTAAAATATAATATTGCCGTTTTAAAATAAATTATTTTAGGAATATAATAGTATGTATCAGTGCCATTTATAGGAATGCTAATATAGTTTCCTGAAACCAAATTAGCAGTTGTTATAGTTCGCAACTGCTCCTTTGTAATTTCTATGTTTGTTGTATCGCTCGCATTAAGAAAAGTATTTCTTAGTGAATTTCCGGTTTCTAAAGTTTTTATTAGTGTGGCATCAGGAGCCGTATTAGCAGTTGTAGATTTTTCCCAATATAAACCTGGAATTAATTTTACAAAATTTGTTATTACTGGTGCCGAATTACCTATTATATAGTTATTATATTCAACTCTCGTTAGGTTTATAACAGTATCAGTAGTACAATATTTTTCTAATAATTTAATATTTAGATTGGCATTGACATATTCTGTAGTATTAGCAGGTTGCGTAAAACCTACATTACTCCACATTAGCCCTGGAACTAATTCTACATAATCCGTCGCAAGTATTATATGATTATTTGTATGAACTCCTTCTAAGTTGAAATCAGTATATTGTTTAGGTGTTATTTCTGTATTGGCATAATCAAGAAATGTTGTTAGGGCTGTATTCGTTATTTTGTCCCCTGATGGTGCTACTGTTCCTACATATTCCCATTTTAAACCGAGCTTTCCATTCAATACAAGAGAACTTTCTATTATTTTGACACTTGTCAGGTTCTTTATCTTTTCGTCAAACTTTATATTAAAGCTAAATTCATCCTTATTAGGAAATATACCATTTCTTGAATCTAAATATATAATCTGTTTATCATAATCTGAAGTATTATTTAAATCTACTATCATAGTTTATAATAATAACAGTAAGAGCCCTTATATTATATTATTATTTTATTTTTACTATTATAATTACATTTACTATTATAATTATGTAACTTTAATAAATACCCGTCATTATACTAATAATAAAAATATAAAATATGTGTCATATAAAAATATATAAAGATTTTACATATATTATATGTATAAGAAAAAAGAATAACAAGTATAATGACAGATTGCAAAGATATTGCCGCGGGTTTTGATATTGGTACTACTACTAGTTGTGCTGCTATCTGGATTAACGACAGGGTTGAAATCATCCCGGATACTCAAACCGGCTCTCGCATAATCCCATCATATGTATCATTTAGTGATGAAGAAAAACTAGTAGGCGACGCGGCAAAAAATCAATCTACTATGAATCCCAAGAATACTGTATATGACACTAAGCGTCTAATTGGCAGGAAGTTTAATGACAGTGTTGTTCAAGATGATATTAAACTGTGGTCTTTTAATGTAACCGGCGATGCTAATAACAAGCCATTGATTAATGTTAAATACAAGAAGGAAGATAAGAGCTTTCATCCCGAAGAGATTTCTGCTATGGTAATTCAGCGTCTTAAAGAAACTACCGAATCATTCTTGGGTCATCCTTTGAAAAAGGTTGTTATTACAGTTCCTGCGTATTTCAATGATTCGCAAAGGCAGGCAACAAAGGATGCTGGTGCTATTGCTGGCCTCGAAGTTCTCCGTATTATTAACGAGCCTACCGCTGCGGCAATTGCTTATGGTTTGGATAAGACGGGTGATAAAAAGGAACGCAATATTCTTGTATTTGATTGTGGCGGTGGCACTCACGATGTATCTATTCTAACGCTTGATGGAGGTATTTTTGAGGTAAAGGCAACAGGCGGTGATACTCATCTCGGTGGCTCTGATATTGATAATATTATTGTAGATTATCTATGTGATGAAATCAACAAGAAATATAAGAAGAATGTTCGAGAAAATGCTCGTGCTCTAAAGCGTCTCAATATTGCTGCTGAAAAAGCCAAAAAGAACTTGTCTTCAGCTACTACGACTACTATTGAGGTAGATTCTCTTATTGATGGTGTTGATTATAATACTACACTTACACGAGCCAAGTTTGAATCACTTGCCGACAAGGTTTTCCAGAGAACACTCGAGCCTCTCGATCGTCTGCTAAAAGATGCTAAGATGAGCAAAGGTGATATTGACGAGATTGTATTGGTTGGTGGTACAACTCGTATTCCTCGCGTCCAAGAGCTATTGTCTGGATATTTTCACGGAAAGCAATTGAATAAATCTCTAAATCCTGATGAAGCTATTGCGTATGGTGCGGCTGTTCAAGCGTCTATTCTAACTGGTCAAGGAAATAGCAAGACTAACGAACTACTTCTTTTGGATGTAGCTCCTCTTTCCCTTGGTATTGAGACGGCGGGAGGTGTTATGACTAAAATCATTGAACGCAATACTACTATTCCTACTAAGAAATCACAAGTATTTTCTACATATTCTGACAATCAGCCCGGCGTTGATATCAAGATTTATGAGGGAGAGCGTGGATTTACTAAGGATAATAATCTTCTAGGAAGTTTCCATCTTGATGGTATTCCACCTATGCCTCGTGGTCAAGCACAAATTGAGGTATCATTTGATGTTGATGCTAATGGTATTATGAATATCACAGCAGAAGAGAAATCTACTAAGAAAACTAATAATATTACTATTACAAATGATAAGGGGCGATTGTCAAAAGAGCAGATTGAGGAGATGATTAAGAAGGCTGAGGAATATAAGAACGAGGATAATAAGCAAAAAGAGCTTATTGAGACAAAGAATGGCCTCGAAAATTATCTATATAACCTAAGAAATTCTATGACTAAGCGTGCGGATTCTCCTCCAATTTTGGATGAGGTTAAAAAGGAGCTTGACCCTATCATTGACGAAGGCTTGAAATGGTTTGATGAAAATAAGAGTAGTGATGTTGAAGTCTATAAAAATAAGCAAAAGGAACTTGAAGAGAAGGTTAATCCTCTAATGCAAAAACTATATAGTCAAGGTGCTCCTCCAGGCGGTATGCCAGGTGGTATGCCAGATGGTATGCCAGACGGTATGCCTGGCGTTGATGAGAATGACGAGGAAGATGAAGATACTGACGAGACTGATAAAGCTGATGTGACAGCGTCCGATAAAAAGAATGTGGTAGTTGAAGAGCTTGATTAGGGTAGTTGAAGTTTATATTTATGATGATGGTTTCATAGCCGATGAGTTTGTAAATATCATTATCATGCCCACGATTATTATTAATAAAGCAATAAGCATATAGCAAGCTAATACGATGTTATAAATCCAATAAACTTCTCTTACAATATCCTCGCTACATACACAATTTATTTCTTTTAATTTATTAATAAATATTATAACAATAATAACATTAATAATTGTAAATATACCAAAAACTGCTCTTATATTTCTGTAAATACTGTATAATGTATTATTAGCAAGATCTAATATAGATACATTAGAAGTTAATATATAAATAGTAATTAAAATATCAATACATATCAATGGTATAACTACATATAAATAGTATTTAATATATGAACGCATATAGCTTTCACTGCAAGCACAATTTATAGTATCTAATTTATGAATCCATTGTATAGCATAAACATTTATAATTAATATTATAATACCCACGATTAAATTTAAAATCATAAAGTTTCTAACAGTATTGCCTACACTTTGGGCAACAAGCTCTCTATTATTAAATGCTTCTGTTAAAGGCGATCTAATCATTTTTAATTCTTCCATAACTTTTGATACTTTTGAGCCCTTTGAGCCCTTTGAGCTTTTTTTAGTATTTGATTTTGAATCTCTTTTTTTTGCCATTATCTACTAATATAAGATATAAATATTAGTTAGTATATAAAATATATTAATGCAGGGATTGGCAAATTTAGGTTTTACCTGTGCTATAAATAGTTTAATACAGATAATATGCAGAAATGATTTACTACGAGATACTATAATTAATTATGAGTTAGAAGATAACTCTTTATTAACTAATTTAAAAGAGGTACTCGTTTTGATGCATATAAATAATAAATCTATTATTCCAAAAAAGTTAGTGGCTAAGCTCTATAGTATTTTTGGTAATATTTTTAATTACGGAGAACAAATTGATATTACTGAGCTATGGATATTTATTAATCAGCAAATAATAAGCGAAATCAATAAAGAAGCGAGATATTATAATTTAATATTTGATTTTGATTATTTAAAAATAAATAACAAAAATATAATTAACGGTATTGCGTATGATAAAGAAATAGATTATAAAAATGCACTTAATAATAGCAATTTTCTTAATGATAAGTTCGCGTATGGCTATATACAACATAATGAAAATAAGATATCTAAATGGCAGCAAATAACTCAAGGCTTCATTCTCAATATTACTACTTGCAAGAATTGTAATAACTCTCTGTTTAACTTTGAACCATTCTATGCTCTTTATCTGAATATTCCAGAAAACTCGCAAAATATAAGCGTAGTATCTATGATACGCGAGCTATTTATAGATGATAACTATAATAATGACTGGGTATGCGACAAATGCAAGTGTAAAACAGATTATATTAAATCTACAAAAATATGGAGATTGCCAGATATCCTCTTTGTTATAATCAATCGCTTTATTAACCCTAATATTAAAAATGATACGCCAATAGATATTAATCCCAATATATGCTTCAGTAAAGGAACAGTATTATTTGATGTGGAAAATGATAAGAATTATAAGTTGGCATCAATGGCTTTACATAGCGGAAATACTTCAGGCGGACATTATACGGCCATTTGTGAAACGGACGGGGACTTCTTATTATATGATGATACTAATATATCACGTGTTGATAATTTCTTAGAAAAAAATAAAAATGTATATATGCTATCATATTCTATGGTATCTTGGTCATCACAAATTGCTATTTAATTTATCGGGGATACCATGGCCAAATAATATCATATAGATTAATATTAAAGCCGATATTAAAATACTACGATTTTCTGCCACAGTTTCTTTTTGTTTAAATACGAAGACCATTAAAATATACAATATTAAACCTATTATAACCGAATGTAATAACATAATTAATCCTCTTTCCATTTTGTACTATCTATTATAATATACTAAAATAAATTATTGTCAAATATAATATCATTATACATATAACGACTATATCCTTTCCGTATATTCCACGTCTTACATAGTATTTTCTCATAACATCCGGATATATCTCCCTTCCCAAAGCAATTCCATTTGATATAGCACTTTCTATACTATTGAATGGAATATAGCTTTTTCCGTTATGTGTTCCAAGATTGTAAAGATTTTCAATGCTATTACTTTTAAATGCTATGTAATTTTCGGCAAATGCGTTATAATATGCGTTATCCTTGCATCTCCACATTTTATTTTTGTCATCATAATAATTATTAGGATTTATGATGGCATAATATTCGGCATCTATATAATTTATATATGATAGCTTAAGTTGCCTATATACTTCTTTTATCAATTCATTTTCATCGCGACATTCATTCGCCGTCTTATTATTATAAGAACTACGTGTATCACATTGTGTTATCATAACGCTCAATATAGGATAGTTGCTGTTCTCAATTTTTTCACAGTATTCTGATATGTTTAAAGCTGTTATTCCCCATTCAGTTATTAACACAAGTCCATTATGCGATAGTATTTCTACATAATCTGTAAAACGATAAGTTATACAAATTACATTTTTATATTTAGTATTTTCTTTCCAGTTTTCAATCTCTTCGTAATCTCCAAAAGCATATTTCAACACATTATTATCTTCATTATAATCACCACAATTATTAACATTATTTAAGAATTTTACAAGTGCCGTCGGAGGAATTGCGAGGACAATATTAACACAACCATAATTTTTGCCACTATACAATTCTACACACGATACACTATTATCAATTAAATTGATGTTTTTAATACTATCAGAAAGAATAAACTCAACGCCTCTATTTTCTAAATACTTTTTCCATACATTAAATAAAAAGTAGTCTTGAGGCTTAGATGATACTAATATTTTGCTATTAAAAAGGATATCATATAGCTTGATGAATTTATTTAGGCTGTATGATTTACTATTACCTTCATCTATATATACACAGATATTGTCTATAATATCTATTGAACTTGTTGAAAATTTATAAAATATTAGATAATCATATAGTATAGTCGTTTTCCCGTAATTATCATTTAGCAAATATTTACAATAAGCACATAGCAATATATATTTTTCATATATACGAAAACTGTTTTTGAATAATAAGTTATTAATAAAATTATATTTATATCTTGCGAATATATCCTTGTAATCAATACCAATTTCTTTAATAATGTCTAAAAAATTGTAGAAGGCCGTCATATAAATGCGAGGACCACATTCACTATATGTTCCATAGTAATCCCTTTTAGCACGATGAATACCACCTATTTCTTGCTCTTTATCAATTACCAAGATATTTCTATATATGCTACTTGATACATGGGCTAATGCTAATCCCGAAGGGCCGGCGCCCAATATAATTAAATCATAATATTTCATATTATTTTCATCAGTATTCATATAAATATATCTTTATATTTATATATATTAAAATGGAATATACAAATAATGAAATAGTGTCTCTGGAAATATTTGATGCTACCGAAGAAAATGCCGATAAAAAGATTGTTATTAAAATAAAGTACGATAATGATGCCCTCGAGGAGCTCATAGTATCTCCTGAAATGTATGCGAATATTAAAGCTAAATGGCTTGTTGAACAGCCGCCATTTATATCTGATCGTTATAAAAATATTATGAATAACATTATTTTAGGATGTATCCACAAAAATGAGAGATGTATAAGTGAGCTCAACTCTTATTTCTCAATAGGCAACGAGGTTGATGTTATGGCATTCTTTAATTATATGAGAAAACGAGATTTAACCGAAGAAAAAAAGAAGTGGCGTAAAGTATCTTAATCTCCTCTATCCGTTATTATCTTATTTTTATCTTATTTACTAATAATAAAATGCGTAGCTATATTAAATTAATAGCTTTGATGTTATGTAATTTAAGTATGTTAGGTAGGGCATTTGTTAATATAAATGTATACGGAACAGGACTATATTTGCCATACAGCATAGGTGTTGTGGGATATATTAAAAATAATATACCTATTCCTGATTATAACATTACCGGGATATCAGGAGGGGCATGGTGTTCATTATTATATACACAAGAAGATGATATGTCAAATCATGATACTATATGGGATTATTCAATCGGCAAAGAAGTATCGCGTATATGCTTACATAATGATTTACGAGTATTTCAAAATAATGTTGGGAAAAATATGAAACTTAGATATGCCGGCAAAAAACCTCTGAATCTTGATAAGATATCTATAGTATCTACTAATGTTAATAAACTCTATAATATGAAAAATGAAAAACACAGTAATTTTGATAATATTGATGATTTAATAGATTTTTGCCTATGTAGTTCTTATATTCCTTACATATCAGGAAGCACCTTTTCTAAAAAGTATAAAGGAAGCTTTTATATAGACGGAGAAGTTAAAAGTACTATACACGCAGAAAGTGATAAAAAGAATACTATAGACATAAATAGATTTATGTGGGGCAGACAATTTACACGTAAAGAACTGCTTTATTTAGATAAAGATAAATCTCGCGAACTCTTTACAAATGGTTGGGAGGACACTAAAAATAACAAGGATAAAATATTAGATATTCTAAAAAATTATAAGAGCATTCATTGATAGCCTTGAATATTATAAATAGCCTCTCAATAGCCTCTCAATAGCCTCTCAATAGCCTCTCAATAGCCTCTCAATAGCCTCTCAATAGCCTCTCAATAGCCTCTCAATAGC